TTTATCCTAAATAATCAAGTATTGCGTTTAGCGTCTTCATTTCGTCTTCCGTTAGTCCGTAACTTTTGAATCCCATTTTACCACCGTCGTTTGTGATTTTGGTAAGTGCGTTCAAAAACAGAGTAGCGTCGTCGTTGAACAACTCCAACTTTAAGAAACCACCTGCTTCGATATTCATTACTTGTTCGGATTGTATGCCCAATTCAAAAGAGAAATCGTGCGCTTACTTCCGCAAACATTTCCGTTGCTGTCTTCCAATATGTCACCTGCGCTATTCTCACGCATACGATTGATAAACGCGATTGTCTTTCCTGCGTCTTCGTAATGGCTGTCGTTCCAATCCGCTTTATTTGTTTGTAACAATTCAAGGTTTCTTTCGATTGGTCCACGATCAAGTGAAGCCAACTGAGAACACTCCGTTTCTGACCACGCTTTTAGTTCTGAATAGGTCATATTCACCGCGCTCATATAGTCGTCATAACGCGCGTCTATTTCTTCTTGCGTGGCTAAAGTCAAAAGTTGCTCAATCTCTGCAAGAATGGCTGCGAATTCTTCGTGCTTACTTAAATACATTTCTTTCTCTGCAATGAAGTTGCCTTCGATTGAGAAACCTAACACTTCTTTGTTTTGTATCTGTTTCTTCACTTCTTCGTTCTCTACTTTCATACAGCCGAACCAAGTACCTTCTGGAAGGTCAAAGCCGAAGTTCTTCGACTTGTCGTTTTCACCTTCAATGATCCACGTCTCAACCAACGAAACACCGTCAACCACTTTCGCGTGTTCAACTGTTGCGTTGTTCGTCTTGTTTTGCTTTAAGTAATTGTAAGCAATTGCTCTGATTGTTTCCTTTGAATACTTAACGTAATACTCCTCGTCTGTTTCGTCGTTGCGTCTATAAATCAGTTGGTCGGGAATTAATAACGCTCCGTACAAAAGACCTCTAAAATCTTCTTTGAACTTAACAACGTGTTGTTCGCTTAACGCTACAAAGTCTACACCGATTGCAGGTTGTTCAACTACGCTGATTGCGAACACACCCAACAATCCTGCGTCGTCGATTCCGTATTCTATTACTTTAATTTTTTTCATTGTTTATCCTCCTAATCTTGATTGGTTTTGAATTAATTGTTGTGCTTCTAAATTGCTGCTCACTTGCGTTCCAACGACGTATGCCTGAAGCGGTGGTTGTTGTTGGTTGGGTTGGTTGCCTACAAAGGCGAAATTTGCAGGTGAAGGAGCAGCCGTTCCTCCGTCTCCACCACCTGCGCTCATATTTGTTCCAGAAGGTGCACTTGCGTTTCCGTATTCCGTCTTGCTAATCTTTAACACGTTAGCTAAGCCCATTGCTCCAACGATTGACGCTTGAACAATACGCGCTGTTGTCGAGGGCATTGTCTTGTCGTTTAACGCTCTATTAATACCACCGTAAGTATCGATAACAGCAGATGCAAGATTCAACGCTTTTTGTATTTGGAATTGTTTCTTCGATTGTTGTTGTCCTTTCTTTGTAAACGCTTCGTTCAATGCAATCAAAGCATCTATTCCACTTGATGCTATGCTTAAACGTGCGTTAAACGCTTCTTCTTCTTTCTTTAATTCGTCTTGTGAGTTTTGTGCTTTTAATGCTGTTAATTTGGAATGACCTTCCATTTCAGCAAGAAGTTTAGCATCTGCTTTTTTCTTTTCTCTTGCCTTTAAGTCTTCATAAGTAATAGATGCCATTCGGTCATCTTCGGCTTCTAATTCTTCGTTTAACTTTTTACGACGCTCCAACTCTTTTTCGTCGGCTTCTTTTTGCAATCTTTCTTTATCGTCATTCTCTTTTTTAATTGCTGCTTTCCTGTCGTCTGCTGCTTTCTTATCCATCTCTTTCACAGCCAACTTCAACCCAGCATAGTCGTTTTCCATTGTAGCAATGGCATCTTTATTTTCTTGAATTGTTTTATTCAATTCAGTTTCCAATTCCTGCGGATCAATCAACAATCCTGCTGCTAAATCTGTGAAGCCTTCTGCAAGTTTGGAATCTACTCCTATTGTCTTTGCTATCTCATCAACAGCGGTTAAAAGAAGTTGAAGCGGTGCGGTAAGAAAGCGAATAATTCCTTCGAGAATCTCTCTGTTTCTTTTAGCCGTTTGAACCTGCGTGATTGCTTGTTTCTCCGTTATTGCTAACTGTGCCTTTCTATCTGCAATGGCTGTTTCTAACGCTTTAATTTTAATGTTAAGAATCTCGCGTTCGCTCTTACCTTGTAACTTTAATATGTTGGCTTGTTTGTCGATGTTTTCGTAAGCCTTCTGCGATGCGTCAGCTTTTGCTTTTGACAACGCAAGACTTTCGCGCTCTTGTTCGTTTATTCCAGACAGTCCTTTTTCAACAGAAGGAAAGATTTTTATTAAGTCGTCAAAGTTTGCAATGATTGCAACAACCGCACCTGCTAACAATAAAATTGGATTAGCTAAAATTGACTTAGCCAAAGATGCAAAACCACTAACTAAACCACCAACCTCTTTTTGTAATGTCTTAAAGTCAATACGCGAAACGTTTGTCCCCATATTCTTCAACGCTTGTCCTGCTCCTGCTAAGTCCAAGTCCATAAGACGACTACCAAACAATCCAATGTTGTTCGAAAGACCTTCAAATGCGTTACCTGCGTTCGCACTAATCTCTGCCGATAAGTCGGAAATGTTGTCCTTCAATTCAGCAGCACGTGCTGAGGCTTTCTTGAACTCCTCACTCGAAGAATCCATTTGCAACAACTGTTGATTTAAGGCACGAAGTTCCGCCTTTGCTGAACTAAACCCTGCCGCCGTATTGTCCGCTGCTGCTGCCGTTTGATTGAGGACGGTAACCGCGTTTGTGCCTACATTAAAATCAATTGTATTCGCCATTATGAGAGTAGTTTATATAAGATAAATATCCAGAACGCGACGTTTACGGAAATACGCGTTACTTTCCACGCATAATGCTTCCATAATTTTAGCTTACGTTTACCGTTAGCAATGCGCCCGTATTCGCTATTGCTCTTGACGTTGAGTTTAATGAACTCTAAACAAGCAACCATTGCGTTTGCTTTATTTTGAACTTGTTCCTTTGAAGTCGCTCCCATTACTTATTATTGTTATTGTGTCACCTGCTGCGCTCAACGTAACGCTTCCGCTACCTTCAACCGTTTCTCCTGTGTATGCTTGTATTGTTACTCCATTAGCCGCAACCGACTTTTGAATTATCAATTCACGTCCTGCTGTCGTCGTTGCTGAAGGCAAATAAATCGTTACGCTTCCTGCCGTTGTATCTGCGAAAATCATTCTGTCGAAGTTCGTTACAACATAATCCGTTGTTATCGTTCTTACTGGTTGACTAATTGCTCCGCTAAAGCTAACAGGCGCGCCGAATCGTGTTGGTGCCAACGAAGGCACTTGTTGTGTTATGAACGAACGCGTTCCTCCGTTTGGTTGCGAGAAACAATCATTCTTTGCAGAGTTCCAATTGTAGCCAAAACGTGTGCAACAGTCTTCCGTAATCGTCGCAGGATCTCCGTTCGGTGTTTCCCAATTAAGACTTTGGTCGAGGTTAGCAGACACGGGTATAAGGTCGCAACCATTCTCGATGTCAAGAACGCGAATAAGTTTAACCTTCGTCATATCTTGCTCACCTACAACGTACCCTTGAATTTCAAGAACGCGCCACCAAGAATCGATAATCCATATCTTGTCGCTAAATTGAAACGTAAAAATGTCGTTCAAGGTAAGCGCAAACATTCCTTCCAAGATGCGCGCCTGTCCGTCGAATAGTTCGCGATAGTAGTTTCTCCACCAACGATTGTAAAGATTGTTGTATGGGTTAGCAATGATTGTGTGAATAGGCACTTCGGGAGCGAAGTTTAAGTCGCTATCCGTTACCGTTGCGTTCATTGTCGAATAGTTATTCAAACACTTCACCGCAGTTTGCACAACGTCACCGCTTACCTCGTCAAACATATTGACAAAGAAGTCAGCGAAATAATAAAGTATGCGTGGTTTCGGTTGAACGAATTGTCCTTCAGCGTTCAAGAATTTAGGAACGACAACATCGGTGCTTTGAACAGGTGCTGAAGGTGTAGATGCAAACGCTAACTCAACCTTTTCTTCACCCGTTGCGAACTCATTGATTACTTCAAAATCTGCTTCTGTTACTTCGTAGCGTCCGTAGATGCGCCCGTTGTCTTTGTATATAGAATTGAAATAGTCTCCGTCTTCGGTGTAGGTGAAAGAGAACTTAGCCTTTTGCAAGTCTGTCGTTGGTGAGTACATAATGTCTTTCGACAAGTCGAGTTTCTGCGACCAATCGAGCGTGTTAGCACTTGCGATATACTCAACCATTGGCTCAATCTTGAGCGTGTTCGGAAGCGTCTTGTCAGCAACGAAAACAAGGTTGAACATCTTTTGAATTGACGTTATGAAATCTATTTGTTTCATATCTGGAGCGTTGAACTCCATTAACACCGTGTCGCCCGTCAATGCTGTTCCAACACTAATAAGTTCAACTCCCGTTCCTGTGTAGTCGTTTGCTCCGTTACCTACAAATGCAATGTTAAAACTTGACGTGTTAAATGGACCACCAATACCTTCAATTTTTATTTTCAAAGTATCTCCTGCATTTAACGAAAGAGTAACTGTATTGTCTTTTACAAAAGTGTGAGAATATATATTTGAATTGTTTACAAAATTGTTATATGTAGAATCTACAAATACATCATTAACGTAATAAAAAAAACTTAAATTTAATTCGCTTACATAATTTAATCCCGAAGAAGTTGCTGTTCCATTTGCCCATATACGAAAAGTAAATTCACCGCTAAAAGGCGCGGTATAAATTCCACCACTCCAATCATTTCCCGCGTCTTCATATTCGGTTAATGGTAAATAGAAATTTTTAATGTTATTTGTTGGTGTGAATGTAAAGGTTTGGTCTGTTGCATAAGCTAACGTACTCACAACGTCATTTAACCCCAACGCACTATTCAAATACTGACCATTAACAAATGGAACGTAGACGTTATCTAAACACTCAGAAAGATTGTCACTCGAATACTGCAAACCTGCGTCGCTCATTATTTGATCGAACAAGTATTGCGCCTTGACAGCAGGGGTTAAGTGCCCAACGTAAAGCGGTTTGTACAAAGGCGAAATGGGAATTGTGTTTGAATAGACAGGTTGCCCTTCGATATTTGTAGCGGTTAAGTTCCACTTGTCGCAAAGCGTTAATATCGTATGTTCATTAGGTGGTGTTTCAACGTATTCGTGTAATAGATCGTAATCCAAGTCACCTGCAACGATACTCTCAATATCTTTAAGTTTCTTTTCGTTGAGTAGTCGTGCAAGGTTTGGAACTTCCCCGAAGAACACAATCTCAAATTCGAACAACTTACCACTCTGCCAGTACAACTTCTTCACCTGAATATGTCCACTTGCGATAGGTATAGTATTGACCGTTAGCACGGCTTCAACCTTCTTGCGAAAGTCAAACCACCCGTCAAAGTTTACATTGAAGATAGCACCGAAGAAATCGACGTTAGTCTTACTTGCGGGAACGCGAAATTCCTGCGAGTAATTGCCCACAGAAGCGAAGTCGGTTATGTCGGTGAACTTATAGTTCAAGTGCATCTTCTCGTTCTCGTAAAGGTCGAGAATCGCGCTGTTGCCGTCGTTGTCAGTAAGCGTTAAAATTACTTGATTCATCATAAGCCAACAGGTTGAGAGTATTTAAGATTCAAAGTAACGTTGTAAAGTTTTGAATAGCGTTCGTCCTTGATAACAAAGTTCTGCGTGTCAACTAAAACAGGTGTCATTGTAGCGTCGTCGTTGATTATGAACACATCATTTGAACGACAAAGCGTTTGTAACAATTCGAACTCACCAACGCTAATCCAGTCGCTATTTATTTGTAGTCCTTTCGTCGTTGTAACATATCTATCCGTTGTTCCTCTATCCCAAGTGTTGAAAGTAAACGATGCCGTGTTGTAACTTCCAACTACTTTTTGATATTGCTTACGATCGTAGTTAAACGACAACTCTGACTTCTTCGTGAAGTTGAAGTAATCAATACCACCAACAGTATTCGTCCAACCCAAACGAACATTGTCAAAGCGACAATCATCAGGAACAAGATAGAAACAATACACGCGTGAAACAGCTGTGTAGATAGGTGGCGCAATTGATTCACCTGCTTGTATTGTGTAGTATTTAACATTGGTAAAATCTAAGCCGTCAGTAATTAAGTTGGCAGGGTAAGCACCCAAACGAGAAACGCTTCTGTTTTCTGTTGCAAGTGTATAATTTATTGTTTCAATTATTGTATCTGTATCGTCATAAGTTGTCACGAATAAGTCAGTCGCTAAATTGTCAACTAACAATCCGTTGTTTGAAATAGAATACAATTGTCCGAAGTCAGCTAATCGCGTAGGTATATACACCCAATCATTCGACAATCCTCTTGCTGGTGCTTCAATCCATTTATGCGTATCTGTTGTGCGTTCGCTTAACAAGTATTTTGATGTATTCGACAAAGCATATCTGTCGTTTGGGTTTGGTTTGTAGCCGTCGCTCACTTGATATTCAGCAAGGAAAGGAAATACATCGTCGATGTCAGCCATACCCGAACCGCTTACTGTGAATACTCCGTCAACGAGCCAACCCTCTTTTATTGTACACGAAATAAACGCGACGCTTCTTACTTCTTCGTTCATTGATTCATTACTTGCTCCTTCGTCGTGTTTTAATTTTTCACGAAAGATAGGTGCAAGGTCTAACATTCCTTTGTTCGAAGCGTTAGGTTGTACGTTTACTTGAAACGCACCGAAGTCGAACACGAAACGAAACCCTGCGTTGTTTACGTTATTTGATTTACAAACAATGATAAGTCGTTGCCCAACTGGTGTGTATTCGTATGGTTGATCTTCTATTGTAATTGCCATTGTATTTTTTTATATGTCGTTTAATCCTTCTAAACTTGCTCCGAAGTCTTTGCCGTAAGCGTCAATTATTTTTGCTTCGTATTCGTCCCAAATGTTCTCCATTGCGTAGTCGAACGCTTTCCACCCCTTGATTCCGTCACGTCCTATCTTTCGAGCAATAAGAAAAGCCACTTGTCTTTTAAGTGCTTCCGTTGGCTTCTTAAACTTACCGCTTTCCTTGTCGCGTAACTTGATAGGTTTAATTCTTATCCATTCAAGAATCGCGTCAACAGGCGGTTGCTTTCCTGGTTTCCTTCCGTTCTCACGCGCAAGAAAATAGTTTGATGCCTTGCCCTTTGCATAAACCGAAATGTTGATGTTGTTGCCTTTGATTTGAAGGCGGTATTTCAAAGACTTTTCGAGCGTACCACTTGCAATCGCGTTCGTGAAGTTGCGTCCGACCTTTCGCTTCATACGATAGTCAGACTGCATCAATTCGACAAAGCGTTTAGCCATATCGTTCACGACAGCGAAGAAGTTGGGTGCGCTCTGTTCGTTAGGCATCTTTATCTTGTTCCTCTTTAATCTTGTTAAAGAATTGGATTAGTGGTAAGCCAAATTTAACTGGCATCTCTTGAATGAAAGCATCTAACTGCTTCAAGTGTTCCTCTGTTAAGTTCATATTATTCTTTAATTATTGTTACACCTATTGCACTCGCTACGCACTCGGTTACCCACTCGTTATCTGTTCCCCACGCTGCGAACTCATCTTCGGTTAAAGTGTAGTTACCATTGGAAAGCACTGCGCCTTCGTCGGTCTTTAATTCGTAGTAGGTAGTGCAAGTTGTCGCACTTGTGTCAAATCCTAAGATTAGTACACTGATCTCTGTTGCTGTTCCTGCGTTTAACGGGAAGGTGATTGGTTGAATTTTAGCCATTGTATTTATTTATTATACTGAAGTTATTGTTTGCCACGCTGATGCTGTTCTAACGCAAAGTTTATTCAATGTTGTATCGTAAACTACTAAACCCGCAACAGGTGAAGCAATAGCGTTCTTTTGTGTTGTTGTCATTCTCGGAGGAAGAAAGCCTTGCGTTGTGCTTTCAATAGTTAACTTTGAAGATGCTACATCGGTTGCTGTTCCGACTAAAAGATTACCGTTGCTTGCAAGACGCATACGTTCTGTAACACCGCCGCTATTAAATACAATGGCAGAAGTTGGTCTTTCCGCAGTTATATTCAGTTGAGTAGACGTTGCTTGAATAAACGCGTGTCTTGTGGTATCAGCTGAATTGAAAATACCAAGATAGCCGTTATCATTTGAGATTCTTAAACCTTCTGAAGTGCCAACTGCTCTATAAGTTTGAGCAAGTAAAGTTCCCGTTACCCTTGCATTTCCTTGCACATCTAACCTATACCCTGCGTCTGTAAACGTACCTCCGTTTTGAAGTGTGAAGTTACCTGTAGTGTTAAAAAATTTACCCACTACATTTCCGCTTCCGTCATTTAGTTGAAAATTTATATTTGTAGTTGTACCTGTTGAAGACAAAGTAACATCGCTAACACTCGTACCTGCAAATCTTGTGGAAAAAATTCTACCGTAAGCTGCTGAATTAGAACCTATATTAAAACCTGTATGTACTGAAGGTATAATTGCTTGTGATGTTATTGTTCCACCTACTTGCAAAGTTGTAGCAGGAGCATTCGTACCAATCCCCAACCTATTGTTGGTATCATCAAAGAATAAGTTGGCAGCATCTGAACTAAATGCTGAGCCATTTGAAAATTGAATAGCACCAGCTACTCCACTTGGTGATGCACTGACTATCAAGTTACCACTTCCTAAAACTGAAGATCCGTTAATTGTTTTTATTGTCGTTCCGCTAACGAGGACAGGATTGCTTGTATTAAAATCAATATAAGCTACACCTGAAACAGCAATCCCACTAAAACCACCAGGACCTATATCGTAGTAAGGATTAGCCCCTCCTACAAAAGTTACAGTACCTGTACCTATAGTAGTAATACTGTCATCTGCATTTACTATAGTTAGTGGCTGACCATTTATTTGGCTTAGATAAGAAGAGTTATTTTTTCCATTAGCATCTATTTGACTTATTCTAAATCCCTGATAAACACCATCTGTATCAAGTAAATAAAATGCCTGACCTGCAAGAGGAACGGGAGGTGAAGGAAAGTCTTCACCTATACCCATATTATACTTGAATCCTCTGTAGCCTACTTGAGTACCGCTAACAACTAAATTTCCGCTACCTAAAACTGAAGCACCGTTGATCGTCTTAATGTTAGTACCGCTTACAAGTGCTGCCTGTTTATTGTTGAACGTAGTCCAATCAGCAGAACTCAAAGCACCTCTGTTCGCTGCTGAAGCAGTAGGAAGGTTGAACGTGTGTGTACTTGTCGCAGACGAGATACCGAAGTCAGTTCCTGTTGTCCCCGTTGCGAAGTTCTGTACCTGTGCCGTTAAACCATTCAATGCTGTCAAGCCCGTTGAGAATGTCGTTATGACTTGGCAAAGATGTCCGTTCTCAGTATGCAGTTTAATTGTTCTTCCTGAATTGTTAACGTAGATTCTTACCGCTAATCTGTCGGTTAATGCTAACGTCGTTTGTGGTACAGCTATCGCGCTAACGTAAAGGTGTGTTGCCGTTCCGTTCGTTATGCCTTCTGGATTAGCTGAACCCGACGCAATCAAAGATAATGTCGTGCCGTTCCACTTGTATAACTCGATATAATATGAAGGAGTTCCACCTGCGCTCGATGAACTAAAATATGTTTCGAAGTTCCAATTTCCTGCGGGTATCTCTAAGAGATTAGGAACGTTAGCGTCTGTTATGAAAGATTGAATATATCCGTTCGTTGCAATGGTGAAATCTGTTCCTGCACCTATGATTGGTACTCTATCCATTTCTCTCATTGCTACACCGCCAAATGTACCTTGTGACACCGAACCATTCAAATAGAATGACAATGATCCACCGCCACCCGTTGACGCAGGGAAGTTGGCAAGGCTTCCGTCACCTCTTACATATTGCGACACCGTTCCTGCACCTGTTACCGCTATATCTCCAGACGAAGTAATTGGACTATTTGCAACGCTGAACGCTGAAGGCATTGTTAAACCCACGCTTGTAACTGTTCCGTTCGTTAGCGTTGGTTTGTTAAGAATTTCCGCTACTCCGCTCGTTGCGTTCCAGTCTGAATTGACTTGAGCTGCGGGTATTGTTGGTTTGTTGTCAAGGTCGTCGTAATCATTCGAGAAACCTACCGCGCTGATGCTGCTGATGTCAGCCTTCAAAAGTATTTCTTCTTCTAATGCGTCAATGGCTGCTTCGATGTCTATTATTGTTTGGCAATCTCCAATCGTTTCACACGTTAACCCGATGTTGTCCGTCGTCAAGTACCAACCGCGCACCCCTTCGTTGTTCGTACCATAGTAATAGTTAGGTGAAGGGTTTGCTTCGTCGTTGACAAGACTAACGTTTCCGTTTTCGTCGCGTGTGATACTATCAATGAAGGTCAAGATTGATCCTGTGCCACCTGTTGAACTTTCGAAGAAGTCGTTCCATTCAGCAGGAATAGAACACGCGTCCCAATAGTAAGGAACAAGAAGATCAAGACTAATAGTCCAACCTGTTAGCGTGTGTTGAAATTCTTCTAAGAATGGTTCTAACGAAACGTTCTGCACGGTAATCAAGTCACCAAACAACACGCGGTGGTTTGTTATCTCAGCGACCAAGTCTTCCGCGATCCGTTGAAGGTCAGAAAGAACTTCGCGCTGGTACTCAGGTTTATCTTCTTTATCGCGTGGTAAGTCAGCAAGGACAATCTGAAAACTGAACGTCTTCATACCTTTCGCGTAAGTAACATTCGAAGGCACGACGTGCATAAATGGATATTCGCCAAACTTTTCAAGGTCTGAAACCTCAATCTGTCCGTGAGAGAATCTCTTTAATATAAAGTGTCCTGACGCAAATGCGTGGAATCTATCTATGAGCGCGTTGTAGCTTTGTACGTTCGACATAATTGTAGTCTATTAGGTAAGTCATATATGTAAATATCTCCCACGCGCTTTTTTCCGTAATTGCGTCCAACTTTGTTATGTCGCGCCCACAGGCTTCCATAAAAAGATGATACCAACCGTAGCGTCCAAGCACTTGGTTTAGGTTGTCTCTGTCTTCAATTGCTCCGTCAGTTCCTCCGTCAACTTCTTCACTTCCGCTTCCAAATAGTCGAGCGAAGTGTTGTTTAGTTCGTTGAGCAAAGTCGAAAAAAAAAGCATCGCACCGTTGAATTGTTCGAGCGTCATCTGCTCAACATAGCCTTCAACGAGTTCTCTATTTTGTTTGCTGTGTGGAACGATCGTGTACTTCGAACCCACGCGTTTGTCGATAGGGCGGTAAAGCGTTCCCATAATCTTGACCATATTCGCGCTAATGTCGGAAGCCCACGTTGAAATGTCCGCGTACTCACCCATTGAGATTGAGTAAAGGTCGGGAATGAAACCGAAGTCTTTGTCTTTAATCGTAATGGTCTCGAAGAACTTCGCTGATTCGTTTGCGAGTGTGTCTTCGAATGCTGCGAGTAATGTCGGCAAGTGTTGGAAAGGAATCTGCTCCGCCTGTTCTTTGCTTAGGTTGCTGATTGAAACCAACTTGTCGATGTCGCTCTTTGCGTTGTGATAGTCAACGTATTGCTTTACGCTAACGCTTGAATAGTCAGCAGGTATTGATACTTTTATACTCATAATTTTGTTTTAAGATCCGCAATAAAGACACCCTTCGTCGTCATCGTCGATTGTGTTCGCTTCGTTATGTATTCTGATAGCTTCCATCTCTATTTGTTCCTTCGTCCACTCTGGGTGAAACATTGCAATCTGCGAACGCAAAAAATTCAATTTGTTTTCGCTCATTATAGTTTGTCGTTTATTATTATTTGAATAGGTTCACTGTTTGCGCCTGTCAGTTCGGTCATTTGTTTTGGATTACCAAACGCACGGCTTAACAAAGTCTCTAGCGAATATAACGAACCCTTCTTTAACGAAGTAATCATTGCATTTGCGATTGTCTTTTCAAGTATCGTCGCGTGCTTGTTGTCCCAAACGCTTTTCAGTTCGTCCATATCCATAGCCATCATCGCTTGTATCGTGTCGTTTATTTCGCTCAGCTTGTATCCGCTTTCCTTCAACAACGAAACGTATTTCTTTGGTCGTCCGTTGGGGTTACCGCTTTTGCCTTTCTTAAATGGTATTAAATGTTCTTTGCTCATTCTGTTATTGTTCTGTTTTAGCATACGTTTCACCGTTACGCTTTACGCTCAAAGAAGGGTCGAGTTTCAACATTCTATCTATTATCACCTGACAATACTTCGGGTCAAGTTCCATTCCGTAACACTTGCGGTTTAGTTGGTGCGCTGCAACCATTGTACTTCCAGAACCAAGAAAGAAATCAAATACTAAACTTCCCTTATTTGAACTTATTTGAATTTCATTTGCAATTAATTCAATCGGCTTCATTGTAGGATGTAATCCGCTTTCCCTTCCGTATTCTAAACATCTTGAATAATTAACATCTTTTAATCCATTGTTCCAAATTGCTGATTTTCTAAACAATAAAAGATATTCAATATCTGGTCTGTGAGAATCTCCAATTGGAATTGCGTTTGGCTTTTTCCATATTAATACATTAAATGAATAACCACTATCTCTTGCCCAAATTAAATAATCTGGAAGTAATTCTTTGTTGCAAAAAATATAAGCATTTAATTTACTTTTATCAAAAATTAAGGGAAGTACTTGAAGAAATTCTTTTGGTTCAAAGTTTGAAATAAATTCAATGTCTTTTCCTTGTTTTTTCAATCCTTGTCCTATATTTCCTTTACAACCTCCTTCAGTTTCTATCTTATACGGAGGATCTGTAAAAACCATGTCCGCTTTTTGCCCGTCCATTAATTTAGCGACTAAATCACTATCCGTACTATCTCCACACAACAAACGGTGTTCGCCTATCTCGAATAGGTCGCCTATCACAATATCCGTTTCAATACCGCCTTCTGGAGCGTCGAAGTCGTCTTCAACAGCGTCTAACTCCACACCTTCAAAGTTAGGAACATCCAAACCCCACTCGTCCAATTGTTCTGCGTCCCATTCGTTGGCTAACGCGTCCCAGTCCCATTCACCAAAACCAACGTTGTCTTTGATAATAAAAGCACGTTGTTGTTCTTCATTCAATTCAGACGCTTTGATAATTGGTATTTCTTTTAGTCCTGCTTCTTTGCACGCTTTCAATCTCATGTTACCACCCAACACAACCATATCTTCATTCACGACTATTGGACGTAGCTGCAACATTTGCGGAAGTTCTTTTATTGAAGCGACTAACTTTTTGAATTTATCGTCCTTAATAATACGAGGGTTATTAGGGTTGGACTTTACTTCGTTTATCTTGACAGTTATTGTCTTCATATTAGTTAAATATATTATTGTGCTAATTTACTTCAGTTGTTGCTTTTGTGTCACTAAACTTATTGACTGTCTCTAAATGTGCAAAGAAAACAAAAGAAAGAAAAAGAAAAAGGTAAAAGAAAAAGAAAGAAAAGAAAAAGTCTCCCCAAGAAAAACAAACTGTCTTTGCTCTTAAAAGAGCAGTTGCTCGTTCCAAGCATTGATGTATTGCAAGTGTAGTCATTGGTTACTTCGCTTTGACTTACGAAGGCGGTTGTTGTTCTTATTCAGTTTGTTTCATTTAGTTCAAAAAAATAACCCCCAATTGTTTATAGCCGCCAAGCAAAAACAAAAGAGGGTTAGTACTTATTACTTGGCTCTACAAATATACGTTTGTTGTGTCAAAAGTTGCCTGCAAAGTTTTAAGTTCTTAATTGTTCAAATCAACATCGACATCTTTCATCGATTCAAGAAACGTGTTGATGTCTTTCTTCACGCAAGGGGAACAAGTTGAACGCTCATTAAACGCTCCTGTAGCCTTATCCTTGAACGAATAGAACTTCAGCATATCTTTCTGTTCTAAACGTCCTTGCGCTTTCATATCGAGCAGGAAACGCTTGAACTCGATTTGTTCTTCTAACGACAAGACACCTTCCCATTTAGACGCAGGACAAGACGCGAAGGCTAACTTTGCTTTTATAGGCATAACACACCCGCACAACTTGATTGACTTCTTTCGGAATAGGACTTCGGTTTCTACTTCGTCGCCAACGATTAACGGACCGCAGCTTTGCGTTGAAGGTTCGAAGAATTTACAGGTGCGACATATTTCAAGTCGTCTTTTGTACTCATTACTTTTTGCGAATAACATTTGCTCGTATTTTTTGTTTGATATTGTCTATTGTTCTGTAAAGGAATGGCATTGGAATACCTGTTTGTTTTGACAGTTCTCGATAGGTAAAACCTTCGAATATGTATTCTTGAAAGATTAAGCGTTCAAACTCGCTCAGTCGACTAATTAGAATATCTAACTGCTCGTTTGTCATTCTTGCGCCTAACCACGTCTTGTCAACTTCGTGAGCATATTCTTTGAAGTCGCGTCTGTTTCTGTTCCACGCGATTGTTTGTTTGTAGAATGGTGAGGTAGGTGAGTTAACTGCCAGATACATTACGCGAATAAGATAGAACTCAAAGTCGCCTGTGTCAATTAAGTTTTCAATATGCTTTGAACCAAACATAGAAAGCAAAGAATCGTGCAGAAGATCCTCGTAGTAATCTTCACCTCGCGAAATGTTCTTCGCAAGTTCTTTGAACTTTTTATAGTTACCTTCTATGTATTGGTCAAGTGTCACTCATTAAAGTATTCATCAATAATTTTGATTGCTTCTTCGCTACCTTTACAAATATAAGAACAATACCCTCTGTTTCGTAATTGTTCTTGCCACCGCTTTTGTTCTGGCGAAGCAACACCCCCCTTTTCTTTCTTCATTTCAATAGCAAGACCATAGAACGCACCGCGTGGTTCGTATATGAATAGATCGGGAAACCCTTTAACGTAACCAGTACGCTTCATTTTGATTGCTTGTAAGTAACTTGTCCGCATTCCACCTGCTGAAGCACAATAAAGAGCGTCGGGATATGCTAAACGAAGGTATTTTATTACTATTTCTTGTTGGTTCGATTCAGATTCGGGTGCTGCTTTACGCTTTGAAGCACTTTTTTTATAAGTTTTTTTGTATGTGGTAACGTTCATTTTCAATTAGTTAGAAATTATTTTCAATTTATTTTCATTTTTTTGTTGTGTATTCAAAAGTTTAGCATATATTTGTACTCAACAAAACAAAGATACACAAAATGAAAACAACAAACGACATCGCAACATTTTACTTTATTGAATTAGTAAATGGTACATTTTCAAAATCTATTGAAAGCGGAATTGTAGTAGACAAATTCAAAGGCGGTATTCAAGTACAGTCAAACAAATTTCCAAATGGAAAATGTATTTGCAATGAAAACATAATTTCTTTCTCTTAACCAAATAATCAAATGAAAAAAACACTACTCTTTATTGCGCTTCTTTTCGGAGCAATGTTAATCGCAGGAACGATTGACGAATCGACAAGACAATTAGAACAAACCCCAAACACAACAAACAAATGAAAGTAGAACTAATTCAAAAGACGACGTTGACAGATATGTATTACGTCATCAAAGTAAACGGAGAGTTTCAAATGTCTTACAACGACTACAACGAAGCAGTTTTCGCTTATGACCGAATCAAACAAGCAACACCACGCGAAGAAATCATCTTATCAAAAGAAATCTAAAACCCAAAAATCAAATGAACAATGAAAAAAACCTTTATGTTACTCCGTTATTATTCGAACAAGAATTCAAAGAAATTCGTGAAGCTATTATCATCACCCAAAATTATTGGGGTGATAAGAGAAATGGAACATTGGATTGGGATTCGTATTGTGAGTTTCGAATTGATAAACTTGAACGAGTATTGTACAACCTTGATACAACGCCTTTCAAAGAACTACCAGAGCCACCAAAAGAAATCTAACTTTGTTTGTGTTTATTCGAGTGCGTCAGCATACAACCTAACTCACAACGAGGTCGCAGCCAACATTGAGAAACATCAAAAACTTTCAGAAGCGCGTTGGAACGACAACTTAATTGAATACATTTGTAACCACTAAAATCAAATAATATGTACTGTCCTAAAATCACTTACTGCTTCAGCGACGAAGATATATCTGCGCTGAACGAAAGAATCAAAGCCATTGCAAACAATTACAACGACGACCAAACAGGTTGGTTTGAAGTAAACGAAGAACAACACCTGACATTTATTGACGAACAAGACAATATGTACTCTATCAATTTGCGAGGTCGCTTCCACAAGAACGACGATCCTGACTTTGAATTGGACTATGTTACGTTAGAAAAAGACGGTGTTTCTTTTAGCTTCGACCTTGACATTTTCGACGACCACTTGTAACAATGGGCTACTTCAAACGAATAAACGAGCAGTCGGATATTCACGACAGCCAGTTGAGACATATTCAAAGCGACCAAGAACTCGCTATAAAGTTCGAACAATACATTAATTCATTTAATAACCAACAAATAAATAACAACACAATGAGCATAATTGCCCAATCAAACAACAACGGAAGCGGAGGACAGACAGTACCCGCAGGAACACACGTCGCAAGATGTTACCAAATTATCCACATCGGCACAATCGTCGACACCTATCAAGGTGAAGAAAAGTTAGTGAACAAGGTTCGTTTGGTATTCGAACTACCTCTCGAAACAGCCGACTTTGGTAAAGGTGAACAACCTTTCTCAATTGGACGCGACTTCACTTTATCAATGCACGAAAAGAGTGGGTTACGCGCTTTCGTTCAATCGTGGTTAGGTAAGGCAATGTCCGATTCTGAGGCATCTAAATTTGACATTGGTACTTTGTTAGGCAAAGAAGCAATGGTGAGCGTAATGCACCGCACAGCGAACACAGGACGCAACTATGCTGACTTAAAGGGAGCGTCGCCACTTGCAAAAGGAATGACTTGTCCTCCTCAGGTAAACGCAGCGTTTCTTTTGGACTACGACAGCGAAGACTTCGACTTGCGTTTCAAGATGCTACCAGAGTGGCTTCAAAACAAAGTGAGTTCGTCTGCTGAGTTTAGCCAACGATTAGATCGTGCAGCCGACCAAATGAACAGCGCGAAGGCAATGTTGGAACAAAGCGGTTTAGTTAAGCCAACAGAGAACGAAGACGACCTTCCATTCTAAATCAATAATGAGAGGGTTGAAATATACCCTCTCTTAATCTTAAAACCTACAAAATGAAAAAATTAGTAACACTTGAAAAGCGCGTTGAAAATCTACTGAAGAAGTATAAATTTCTCCGCAACAATAACAAAGCACTCTGCGTGAAAGTTTGGGAACAGCAATTCGACGAACGCAAAGACATTACAAGCAACTTCTTTGCTATGTATGAACTTGGTAAGTACGTCAGCGCGGATAACATCACACGCATAGCGCGATTGGTTAAGCAACACAATCCAGAGTTACGCGGAACGAACCACGAAGACAATAAGAAGAAAGAGCAGTTGATTAAACCACTATTGAAACGATGAATAAAGCAATCTATAAAACCCCGTTCGGAAGACTTGTCAAAAGTCAATTCAAGACAATGAACAACTTCAAAACAGTTCTCCGCATAAGCGATCCAACTGCACGACTTTACGTTACGCACCCAGAGCGAATGAGAATCAAAGACTTCAACAACATTTGCCTTCACACGGGATTGTCACGCGAAGAAGTATTCAGCACCTTTACACCTACCAAACTAATCAACGAAGAAAATGACTAACGAGCAAATAAGACAAGAGTTAATTGATATGATACCTTTCAGGTATATGGAACGCTTCGAAACATTGTGGTTGATGTTAACACCACGATACGAACGATTGACAAGCGAACAAATAAAACAACAGCAGGAACTGGATAACGAAAGAGAAATGTTTTGGTCAGCATTGGAAGATATAACGTGCAGCGTCTTGGGAATACCTTCGCAATCACTTTACACTCCAACAAGACGACGCGAGATTGTAACCGCACGACAGGTAATCTTTTTTCTTATCCGTCCCTGCTACCTTCAAAGCTACGAATCAATCGGGAAGCACTATGGCAAAGATCACGCAACAGTAATGCACGGAGTGAAGCAGGTTAGTTGGCAGATTGAGTGCGACAAGAACTATGCAGCCAACGTTGAACGTATCTGTTATTTGTTAAATGATATGGGTTATGCTAAACCAATGAAATTTTATACTAAATTTGTCGAACATCTGGAACACCAGAAAGAAATCAAACTTAAAAAACAATTAAAGAAATGAAAAGTGAATTAACATTTTGCCCAAACTGCGACGAAGAATTGATGCACTCCAGAGTGGCTGAAGTAGTCGAAGACCAACAACTTGCGGAGTACGAAGATGGTTACAAACTAATTGACGAAGACGGAGAGATTGAACTTTGTTCCGATTGTCAAGAATGGGACAACGCAGACGACTACAAAGGTGAAGGTTGGGACTAATTAAAAAATAAAATGATGTTAATACTACAATTAAAAAAAAGAATTGAGATTCTCGAAGCGCAGGTTCAACAACTACTCAACGTACAACCTGCTCAACTTCCAGTACCAACAAAACAAAAGAAGTCTGCATTTGTTAAACCAACGGTTGTTGAGATATACGACTATGCCTGTGAGAAACTAAGCAACGAAGACGCATTGAAATTCACAGAGAAATTCCACGCACACTACGAAGCAAACGGTTGGAAGGTGGGAAGGAATCAAATGAAAGACTGGAAAGCTGCCGTGCGGAAGTGGGACTTATCTACCTTTGTAACTACAAACCAAAACACTAAAATCAAAAATGGAAAATTCGATTCAGACGCTGCGCAACGCATCTACAACGACGCTCACAATTACACAAAGGGTTGATCGTGCAGAGCGTGAAAGTGCATTTGTAGCCGACTACGATCTACCTACATTCGTAAAACTTTGTTCTAAGGTCTGCGCGATGTACGGCATCGCCCTTCCAGAAGCGCAACTGTTGCAAATGCTGCACGAGTTCATTGTAAAGCACTTTCGGTGGGTGACATTTGAACACTTTAATCTTGCGTTTGAACTAAATGCAGCGAATGAACTGACAAAAAAGTGTGAGCACTTTGGAGCGTTAAGCGTCTCGTTTATAGGCGACGTGCTTACTCACTACAAACCACACAGAGATAAAGCGAATCTACAAATTCAGCGTGAAATAGCGCAATCAATTGAGGAAAAATCAGAACTAATAAAGGAGAATGAAATGGCGGTAAACGATGATAGCTGGAGACGAATGTTGAAGGAAGATATTGAGAGCTTCAAACAAGGCAAATACACGACGTTAGAATTGCGCGGTGTGTCAATGATGCGGTGGCTCGAAGAAAGTAAGCGTATAACGGCTGAAACATTTACAGACGAGGAATACAACCTGTGTAAAGCGAAGGCACGAAAGACGGTGTACTTCGAACAGCAATTGAACAAACCAATGGTTGAAAGAATGAGCGACAGGAAACGTCAGCTACTTAAAGAATCAATTTCTTTCGAAGGCTTCCGTGAGTTGTACAAACTTTATTTGTCGAAGCAATGAATCACGGATCTTTGTTTAGCGGAATTGGTGGCTTTGATTTAGCCGCTGAATGGATGGGTTGGAACAATACATTCCATTGTGAATGGATGCCTTTTCCGCGAAAAGTTTTAAGTCATTATTTTCCAAATTCAATTAGTTATGAAGACATTACAAAGACAGACTTCTCTATTCACAGAGGAACAATTGATATTCTCACAGGAGGATTTCCTTGCCAACCATACTCAAGCGCAGGTAAGCGACTTGGGAAAGAGGACGAGCGACACCTCTGGCCGCATATGCTCAGAGCAATTTCAGAGATTAAGCCAACCTACGTTGTGGGCGAAAACGTTCGTGGGCTTACTAATTGGAACGGGGGAATGGTCTTCGAAGAAGTGTGCGTTGACTTGGAAAGTCAAGGGTACACCGTACAGCCGATACTTTTGCCAGCTTGTGCCGTCGGTGCGCCACATCGCAGAGATAGAGTTTGGTTCGTTGCTGCCAACACCTCAAGCATCGGATTATGTAACAACAGTACAAGAAAAGAATTTCAGTTTAAGACACATAGAACACAATTCGGGTTGGACGAAGATGCTACCAACTCCGACAGTATTCGACAGCACGAATGCGAGTGCGACAATGAAAAGCAGCCAAGTGAAAGAGGGATCAATGCACTCAATGACATTGACGAGACTCTTAAATACTGGAACAACTTCCCAACTCAATCCCCGATTTGTGGGGGAAATGATGGGCTTCCCACCGAACTGGACGGAATTACCTTTTCAAAATGGCGACAAGAATCAATAAAAGGTTATGGAAATGCTATTGTTCCACAGGTTGCTTATGAGATATTCAAAGTAATACAACGACTAAATGACACCGTATAAACCAACCTACCTGCCGCGTCAGATTGAAGCGTTAAACTACTTGAACACCGATAGTATCGTTGAGCAATTACTTTACGGTGGCGCGGCGGGGGGTGGCAAGACGAAGTTCGGTTGTATGTGGCAGATACAACGTCGTTTGAAGTATGCAGGGACGCGTTCTCTTATTGGACGTAGCAAATTAGACACGCTGAAAAAGACGACGTTAAACACGTTCTTTGAAACCGCTGAGGAGTTTGGATTGATAGCGAACAAACACTACACGTTTAACGGACAGTCCAACGTGATAAAGTTCTTTAACGGAAGCGAAATAGTTTTGAAAGACTTGTTCGCCTACCCTTCGGACGTTAACTTCAATAGTCTTGGTTCGTTAGAAATAACAGACTACTTTATTGACGAGTGTTCCGAAGTAACAGAAAAGGCGGTCAGCATTGTTCACTCGCGTTGTCGTTACAAGTTGAACGAGTTCGGTCTTATTCCGAAAGGTTTCTTGTCGTGCAATCCTGCGAAGGGTTGGTTGTACAATGAGTTCTATATGAAGAACAACCGCAACGAACTACCTTCACACCGCGCCTTTGTTCAAGCGTTACCACAAGACAATCCATTCCTTCCTGTTGCTTACATTGAATCTCTTAGACGACTTCCAGAGTACGACCGCAAAAGACTTCTTGAAGGCAACTGGGAGTTCGACGACGACAGCGACAAGTTATTTCAAACGGAGAACTTACTTCGAATGTTCCGCAACGAAGTAATCAATGAAGGCAAGAAGTACATAACAGCCGATATAGCGCGTTTCGGTAAGGATAGAACAATCATTTGCGTGTGGGAAGGTCTAACTATCATCGATATAATTGAACTCAATCGTGCAGCGTTGGACGAAGTGGTGAACAAAGTTCGTTTAACCTGTCAACAACACTCAATTTTGCTTCAAGATGTAGTGTGCGACGAAGACGGAGTAGGCGGTGGAGTGGTTGATTTTCTTAAGTGTCGAGGGTTCGTCAACGGATCTAAACCAAAACACCCACAATACCAAAATCTAAAAAGCGAATGTTATTACAAACTTGCTCAGTATGTTGAAGAAAACAAGATAACAATCTTATCCAGTACGCGCAAAGAACAAATCATTCGTGAACTTGAAATGATTAAACGACACCGCGCAGACGTGGACGGTAAACTTCAAGTAACTCCGAAGGACGTTATCAAGAACCGCGAAGGTATTTCACCTGACGTTGCAGACGCTATTATGATGCGTATGTACTTTGAACTCAATCCAAGTTACGGACAATATGTTGTTGGTTAGCATAACTTAATTATATTTACGAAATGAAAAACACACCACTTTACGAAACGCTTAAAATGACTTATGATCGTGAGCGAGAAATTGTTAATTCAATAGCAACATACTTCCAACAAGGAAAGATATTAGGAGATATTCTTCTGGAACTTTCTCAACGGAAAGACTTAAATGCGAAAGAGAAAATCTATTTAGCTTTAATGATAGGTTCAATGATGACTAAACCAAACGAAGAAAATGGCAGAGAGCAAAACTAAGAAAGGTATCTGCGTGTATTTGCACAAAGACCTATGGAACGAGATTGACGAGAAACGCGGAGAGAACAGTCGCAACACTTTTTTAAGTGAAGCAATCCAGTTCTCAATGAAGTTTTACATTCCTGAATCTAAAGTAAAATTGACAGAACAAAAGTAGAAAGAATAGCTACTGAAGTTGTTACAATCAAAGCGTGGTTTCTGCGCTTTTTTTGTTTGTCTAATTTTTTATTATCAGCAGTTAGACTGTTTATTTCTTCAGTCAACAACTGTTCCTTCTGTTCATAAGCAACGACAGTTTCTTGCAAGTTGTCAATCTTTCGTTCCTCAATGTTTAATTGTTCTTTGAGGTTGTCAATAACGAGCGAATCGGAAGCAATAACGCTATCGCAAGAGTTCACTAAACGGATAACATCAACGCGAATAATAGTATCTCGAACAATAAGAGAATTACGAGTTCTTTGATAGGTGGCTTTGGCTGAAGATTGAGCATTTTCATAATATGCGATTTGTTCTTGTAATTCCAGTTGTTCTTCGAGTAGCATCTGGTACTCACCTGCGTTGTAGTTTATTATGCTATCTTGTTTCTGAACTTCAGTTATTGTATTATTTGCATCTTTCTTTCCCCACCAATTCCAACACAACACCAACCAAAGCAAAGACGTTCCAAGAAACAATAAGATTGCTGCAAGTATATTTCGGTTCATAATATCTTTCCTTCGTGTATTCTGTAATTCTTAACGCTGTAATTTCCATTCGTGCCTTTGTCAACAATAGCAAAGCCGTGATTGTACTTCGAATAAGGGTTGTAGTCAGGACTTAATTCAGACAAGCAACCAACACCCCAACAAGTAATAAATTTGCCGTTAGCGTCGCGCTCGTTGTGTTCTGCTGTCTGGTGGTGATGTCCGCAAAGAGCAGATACTTTTGTCTTCATAAATAACCCACGCGCCACGTTAACAGACGGAAGGAATTGTTTGCCGAATTCGTGTCCGTGAAAGATTGAAAGTTTACCGATATTCAATTTACTCTTTCCGTCAATCCATTTAACGTCGTGCTTGTCGCAATGAGTTAACGAAGGAAAGTCGAACGCGTCAATGTCGAACAACTCAGGTGCTTTGATACGCATATATCTCCAGTATCTTTCTTCGTGGTTACCTTCTTTGTAGTAGATATTTGCGTTGGGAAACGTGTGTCTGAGCGATGCAAGGAATTGACGGATAGAATAAAGTTCATCTTTGAATTTTCTCTTGCGTGGATCTTTAACGAAGTCTGAAATCATATGACAATCCAAAGCATCACCGTTCAAAATGATTGAATCGCACCCTTGTTTCAGTCCTTCGTTAATAGCGCACTCAATTGCTTCGTTGTCTTGATAGGGAAAGTGTAAATCGCAAAGGATTAAGAACTTCGTTCCCTTCACTTCGACGTGTCTGCGCTTCTTTGCGTATGACTTTGGAAGTGCAAATGGATTAAGTGGTCGTGGCTTTTCTTCAAACAAAGATTTATCTGCTGTATTTTTTTTATTGAAGCTACCAACTTTTCCCCGAATAAGACGAATAATACTTCGTGCTGCTTCGATATCTTTATACACTTCTGGATATTCAGCAAATAGTTTCTTTGCCAAAGTAAGTGAAGGAGTTTTTGGAAACTTACTGCACGTTTCCTGTGCTATTTGTCTCGCTGCTGTCTGTGGTCTTGTCATTTGATTTTTGGTTTGTAAATCGCTCAATCACAGTACCACCAAACAAACCACCACTTAAAATTGCGAGTGTGTCAAACATCGCAATTGGAATAATGTAGGTCGTAAACGTGGCAACATAACTGAAAGCAATTAAGTTAATTACGACAAATATACCAATAATTCGTTTACTTGAAACTTTTTTTGAACTTGATACTAATTCCTTAACCCAAAGTTTAAGTTTCTCATTCATAAAAATTTCAAAATCAACTGAACGATTAACCCACCAACGACACCAGCAGCGGTTGCAATACCACCCAAACGAGCGACCTGCAAACGTTGGTTCTGAATGTACTTGTCGTGCTTCTGAACTTTGCTGACAAGACCTTCGATTTTCATTTCGTCGTCGCCAATAAGAACGTGATAGATTCTATCTATCTTCTTGTTCATATTTTGAAGTTCTTCGTGTATCAAAGCAATCTCAGTTTCTGCGTTCATTACTTAAAGTATAATTGTATTTCAGCTTCACGACG